AATACCAAAATAAGCCCATGTGCCGACTGTTGCAGCTATGAGCAACGCAATCAGATTGCGTATAGGCATTGCCAGTTCTGTGTTCTCACTTAGTTTTGGCATCACTAATCCGTGATTATGACCCATTGAACGGTATTGGGGGTGCTCTCCGTCCTAAAATTACCAGCAAGCTCCCAGTTTATATCATCTTTTACAAATTCTTGTTTTTCACCGCTCGTAACATGGCCGTGTATCATCGCTGCCAACATGGCCGCTATTATAATGTTTTCCATAATCTCACTCTGTTATTTCTTCGACATCCACGCCGTCGTGCCCATATAAGCGCCGACAATGCCCGCTCCACTGAGAAATATAAGGTCGGTGACTGCACCTAGACCCTCAAGTTTTTCCGCAGAGCACCACGGTGATGCTAGAAACACAGCATAACATCCCATAAATATCAAGGTATATCTGGCCATGCGTAACTGGGCCACGTTCTTACGAAGCTCCGTTTCCGTCTTTTTTATCTCTTTTATGTGACTAAGTTCTTCGTCACTGACGATGCCGTCACCGTCCTCGTCGTATTCAGCGTAAACAGACTTTTCCTGTAACTTTTTCTGACTCATAACATCACCTTAAACATCATCACAAAAAACAGAAGAGACATCAGTATGACCGCCCCAGCCATGACGATCTGCTGCATTGTATTCTCAAAATCCTTTTGTTTCTGTATCTTTGCTTTTCTAGCCGCAGCTTCAGCCTCTTTAGCAGCTTGAATACGTCTAGCCCGCTCGTCAACTATGCTCTTCCACGTCCCGTGACCAAAACGAAGATCCACCATACTGGCAATCTCTCTCATCTGTTCTTGAGCTAGTTTGGCGTTTATTATTTCTTGCGCTACAGACTTGATACCAAACTGATCTCCTACGCCCATGCCCGACTTTTTATTGCGTTCCTGCTGTACCTGCTTTTCACCCTCAAACAGATTATCCAGATATCCCGCTATATCGGACACGTCATTAGCGGTTCCGATAGCACTCTTGATGCCATCGACCGCACTTTTAAATAAGGCAAATCCTGCTAACGCCGCACTAATTGGTTCCATTTAGCCCCCAAGCTATTGTTTCTTTAGTAGTTCTCTCTCCATTGCAGACTGAATACGTGCTTGGGTCTGTTTTTCCTGACTGGCCAGTTTCTGCTGGAACTGTGATGCCCGCATCTGCTGGTTCTGCGCGTCAAGATTGAGCTTAGCCGCTTCGTTCTGAGCATCGGCCTGTTCTGCCTGTGCTCTAATCTGTAGCTCCTGCTCCTTCAGTTTAACTAACGGATCTGGACCCTGACCAGATACCTGTTGAGACATCTGCTTGACCATCTGCATACCCTCGGCAACAAACTGCGCCGTCAGGCCCTCAATGGCCAGCATCTCTTCTTCTGTGGCAGCCGCACCGCCCGTAGCTTGTCTTTGCTGTATAAACTGCACCGCCGCACGTTCTCGCGCTGCAATCTTTACATGCTCCATGACGTGCTTCTGCAAAGCCATCGCAATAGCAGGCATCCCGCCTACCATAGGTGTAGACCCAAAAACCAAGTGCGCCATGATGTGCGCCTCGTGCTCCTGACCTTCAAACGCCTGCAACGGCACCATGTCCAAAGCGTCTATGTTTTCCTGCGCGGGGTCCTTCGGTTCCGGCTCCTCATCAGGAATACGCTTCATTATCCTGTCTGTGTCTTTTACACCCAGAGCCTCATACATGTCCTTGTAAACCTCGTACATGTTATGAAGCTCTGGGGCCGCCCCCGCCAGTTGCAGCTTAGTTTGCGCTAATGCAATCCGCTGCGCCTGACTAAACATATTGGGATCAGATACCGGAATTACATCAATCCGGTCATCAAAATCACTTGCCATCACCGCAGACTCTGCACCCTCTACAGTATACGGATACTCCTGCGGCAGGCTCTCTGACATAACCCGCGCCAGCATCTTGAACTCAATCCGCATGGCGTAGTGCAGGCGTTTATGTACCGCACTCATCACACGAGATCCCTGCTCCAACATCGCGATAGTCGTACCCACCGCAGCCTGCTGGTTTCCGTCTCCAACCTTCAAATCTGTAATCGTCGCAAAGCGCTGACCCGCCTGAACCACAAACCCAAGCAGATTAAACAGCGTTGCATCAGGCCCCTTGAATGGCAGCGGCATCAGGCTGTCACGAATAGCCCCTCCGGGAGCATCCACATCGCGAAACTCACCGGGCTGCAACGGGTCATCGTCGTCTCTGATCCGCAGTCCGCGGGCTTTGAAGCCCGCTGGGAGGTTGGACAACGTACCAGCGTCGATCAACTGTCGCAGTGCCGCTGTGGCGGTCCGTGACAGCCCGCCAATCGTGTGAATTAGCCCTAATCCGTAAAAACCAAAGCCCGGAAGGAACTTATAATGCACAAAATACTGAATTTTACGCTTTTCTTCGTCATCTTCACGATAATTTCGGCGAATTGACAGTATCTGCCCGTTGTCCTGACTGATTGTGACAACATATGGTATCTTGATGCCGGTAAAATCACCGTCATCATCCTCATCTTCGTATCCCTCAAGGTCCAAATCGACATGACACTCCAAAATAGTGCAGTCATAGTCAATCTGAGTGGGTGTAACACCGTCAATACGCTGTATTTCGTCCTCAACGGACCCCGACTCACCCTGCGCGGGCAAAACATCTATGTCCAGATAGAACCCAGAGACCTGTTTCTTACGCAAATCGTTCAACGACATGCGGATAACCTGCGTTATGTTGGGACAAGTCTCTAAATCTGATGTCTCATATGGGACAACTAGGTGTTCTGCCGGTACAAACTTACTTACAGCCCGCCCTTTTGTTTCATCATAGTAAACTTTTTTGAATGTAGACCCCGCCAGAGGCAAAAAGAACAACATCTGGTCAAGTTCAGGCGTATATTCCTCCATCACGTTAGTGATATAGTAGTTCATAAACTGCTTTACGCGGATGGCCTGCTGCTCTTTTTCCCTTGTTTCTGATCCAAGTACAGCAGTTCGCACGGGACCGCTGGCTGGCAACAACTCATTGAACGCCTGCGCCTGAAATTGCGTAGCCGCCTCGGCAAGCAACGGATGCGTGACTCCGGTGGCCCCCCGGAAGGGCTGGGCCCTCTCCTCGTAGGAGAACCCCAACAACTCCAAACCGTTAGCGTAAGCATCTTCCCACTCCTGTCGCCCTGATTTGTTGGCATCAAACTCAGCCAGCAAATCACTGGCTATGCGAGATAACTCCCTGTCGGGTATCTCCTCTGCCAAGTTCATATAGAAATCGTCGCTCTTACCGCGCTGGTCCTGCGGATCAAAATCCACAGTCATGCCGCCATCTTCATCTGGCGTGATCTCGATATCCATGTTCTCCGCCATGCCCTCAAAAGACACGACGTTCTCCATGCTACCCGGTAGCTCAAGTTCTACTTCAGCCGCCAAGTCCTCCATGTCCAACTGTGAGGGGACGTTCTTGTCAACCATCCCGGCTATCGGTTCACGAGCCATGTCATATCCCCTTAATCATATTTATTCACGTTAAAGAAACCCTGACGGTCTCTTGGAAAGTATACATCAATGCCGGTTTTTGGCGATTTAAATCTCCTTTTACCCGGCTCTCTGCCAAGAATGACATCTAACTGCTTGAAAACCTCATCATCAACCATCTGAGCAATCTGCTGAGAGGTAGCGTTTACACCCGCCTGCTTTAACAGCTTCGCACCAAAAGCGTTGTTACGCTTGTCCATGATAATATCTTCAGGAGTCGCACCCATTAATTTATCTGTAAACTCAGACAAACCACCTAACTGTTGCGCGGTCCGTGGTCCAAGTTCCTTCGCCAGCAAAGCAGTTTGCAAAGCGTGTGCCCTAGCATCTTCTAACTCCTGATATGTAGGCATGTCTGCTCTTGGACGCTCCGCCCGCATAATCTCAGTGGTAGTGTCAAAATCACCGCGCTCTACGTTATCTGGGTAACCGTACCTAGTTTCAAGCACCTGCTCAAAAGTAGGAGACCCTTCAGGATAAAACATGGCAGCACCCTCACTGCCCTCTCTACCTGATGCGCGAACCACGTTCTGCTGCTCTGAACTAGGAAGGTCGATCCGTGGGTCGAGGAGCGCAGACATTATTCCAACTTCGCCGCCGTCATCAAAACTGGTGGGTCCTTTTCGTTTAATCTCTAATGGATCTGCAAAGTCCTTAAAAAAATCTTCTTGGCCTATGCCTTGTCCAGCATAATCTATGATATCACGCGGAGGGTCCTGACGTTTACCGTCAATCATTACCTTCGCATTAGGATCTATCTCCTGCATACCAAGCATCGGAAAATCCCTGTATTCTTTCATTTCCCCTTCTTTATATGAAGGCATGTTCCTGCGAACAAACTCTAAAAACTCGTCAATTTCTTCTGGAGAAGCAGCTCCAAGTTCTACTACGCCGCCGTCTTCAAAACCTGAAAAACCAAAAAATTCTGCAAACGTCTCTCCTCTGGGGTCTTTACCACTATACAGGGTCTGACCCTTCCGGCTTTTTTTAACGATGTAAGTATCTGAGGCACGAGCTTTCGGGGCCCCTGTTATGTAATCAAAAGCATCTGATATTTTGTCGCCTACATAGTCAACCGCGGCGGCCCCCAAGTCTACGATACTATCTGCCATCAGTAATAAGTCCTAACCCTTATATCGGTATCCTCATCGCCCCAGTCATCTGACGGCAGTTGTACAAAGTTACCCTGACGATATCTCATCAAAGCCTGTGTCATACTATCTACCAAGTCATCGTATTCACCATTGGGAAACGCGGCTACCTCTTCAATCAACTCGTCTGCAAACGCTTCGTCCGGTGCCCAGACCATGCCCGCCTCAAAAAGCGGGGATACAGAATGAACTCGCGTAACCTTATCATTACCTTTGCTCGGCGTAAAGTTAACAACAGGTATTCCGACATTTCTTAATTCATGCGTCAACGGCAAACCAGATGCCTTTGCTTCCACGATGACAGTGTCGGGGTCCCAGTACTTATACTGATCCAACGCTATCTCTTTCAGTTCCGGAAAATCCCAACGACCCTTCTGGCTATCAAGAAGTATCAAAGCAGGAGGTCCGCCCTCTTCTTCCGGATGAAAAACACCCCACGTTGTAATCGCAGAATAGTCAGAAGTTTCTCTTTTACTAAACGCAGTATCATAACTCTGTATGACAAATTCCAAGTTGGGCACGTTCTTCTTGTCCCAACGCTTCCACCAGTCCCGTCTGATAATCGCATTCTCTTCACCCGTCGGGTTCTGCTGATACTGCGCGTTCCATTTGCTGGGCGGGATAGATGCGCGGACCGCGGTGAGATCCTCCATAGACCAGAACTCTGGCCAACACGGTGTGTCGTCTTCAAAAATGGCAGGAAGTTCTACAACCTCCCACTGGTCAGCCAGAGGATCTTTAGCCATCGCACGAAGCAGTTGACCCGTCATGTCCTTTTCGGACCACCGGGTCTGAACCAAAACTATCGACCCACCCGGCTGGAGTCTCTGTCGGGGGCCCCCTGTGTACCAATCCCACGCATCGTCAAAACCATTCGCTGACATCGCCGTCTGTTCCGAATGCGGGTCATCAATAATTACCAAGTCCCCACCACGACCCGCGAGGTTGGAGCCGACTCCCACCGCATAGTACATCCCGCCAGAGGCAGTATCCCAACGACCAGAAGCTTTACTATCAGCAGCCAGACGAACTTCCGGGAATATTTCTTTGTAATCATCGCTATCAATCAGGTTTTTTGTTTTACGTCCAAAGTTAACAGCAAGCTCCGTGGTATGCGTTGCCTGAATAATCTTCATCTTTGGATTTTTACCCATCATCCATGCAGGAAACAAGAACGAAGCAAACTCTGATTTAGTATGTCGCGGGGCCATGTTGATAATCAAACGCTTCAACTCACCCGTGGCTACACGCTCAAGCTTATCAGAGATAATTTTATGGTGACGACCAGCGATAAACTCTGGCCACATATTTTTTACAAAGATCAAAAAGTCATCACGACAAGCTTCATTACGTTCAATCTGAGCTAGCCGAAGACGAAGTTTCGCCTCCTGATCTGAAACATCCATAGGGGGCCCCTAACTGCACAAAATATACGCATAAATATGCACAATAATTAGGCAGTTAACAACTCATATCATTTTTCACATAAATATTTGCGAGAAACATGGCCCTAGCTAGCGCTAGCCAGCGCGTGGGCGGCGGCGCGAAAATCGCGGAAAAATGGCGGAAATCCGCGGTTTTTGACCCGATAGCGCGGGGCCCCTAACCACGGCCAACGGGCCGCGCTGCGCGGGCAATATCGACGCGCTGCGCGTCCGGCTGCCGGTTGCCGGTGGCCAGATCCAGCGGGCCAGATCCGGCGATTGCGAGCCGGTTGCCGGTGGCCGGTGACAACGGCCAACTGGCCACGAGTGACGGGCCGGTATGTTTAGGGCATGGGGCGCGGGGCATGGCCCGCCGTGATTAACTGGTTTAATGGCGCAACGCGGGCCAGTAACGGGGCAAAAGAAAACCCCCGCTGGTAACCTACCGGCGGGGGCGTTGTGGGCGTTGTGGGGCGTTTATTCCAACTCCAACTTTACGTTAGCGTCGGCCAGCACTTCGCGAATAGCGGCTTTCAAATCGTCGGCGCGGCTTTCGTCATCAAGCCCCTCTGGCAACCGCTCGTCAATCATTTCGCCGATAGCGTCTTGGTGATCCCAAATTTCAATTTCGTAATCATCCAACGCCCGTTCAATTTCCCTTTCGGCTATGCTTTCGGCCAATGCTTCAACCTTGTCACCGATTAAACCCATAACCGCGTCACCCAACTGGTCTAGCTGTTCGGCTTTTAATGCGTCGCGGCGGTTGGCATATTCTAGCTGTTGTTGAAGCCGTTCTATTTCGGCGTCTTTTGGATCAACGATAGAATCATTATCAAAATTTAAATCTTGCATAGTTTTAGTTTCCCGTAATTCGGGGGCCGCCACCGTGGCAACCCCAACGCCGCCCATTATATGCGATTAATCCCATATGTAAACCCCCCATAAAAAAAGCCCCGCCGGTTGGCGGGGCCAGTGTGGAATATATGCGGGCCGGTTATGCGGCCACGGCGGCAACCCGTTGCCAGTCGGCGGGCTTCATATTCAAGACTTGCCCGCCCCGTAATTGCCACGCGTCCACGTCGTCGGCGTCGGCTTTGTTCGCAACGGCTGTTACCGCATTAACCAACGTGGCGCGGCTTATCGGCTGGCCCTGTTCATATCCGGACTGGCCGATTGTATCCAGCAACCCGTCTAAAACGCTGGACGTTTCTTTTTTGGTTAATTGCATCACGCGGCCCAAGTTTTGGACAACTTCGGTTTTTTCAACCGCCACGCCGTCGATTACGTCGGCGGCGGCTTGTTTCATTTGCTCAATTACGGCGTCGAATGAATCACGGCTAGAATATGCGGAAACCAAATCAGTAAGCTTTAATTCTAAAGCTTTATTGTCGGCATCTTTCGCCGCGTCGGATAACAAGCCCCAATCATCCATATCACGGGCCGACGTGATATGACTAGACCGCGTTTTATTTTGGGTCTGCATTCCGTTAAGACAAGCCAATGTCCACGCAATCTGATAAACAGAAACGGAACCCGCGCCAACT